CTTCCTGAAGAACCTCGTACCCGTGAACCTGAGCGAGTACGAGAACGAGTTCGACAACCCGCTCCCCGGAGCAGAGAAGGACGAAGGGAATGAAGGGATGAAGCTGAGCGAGATCGCGAAGCTTCTCGGTCTCTCCGAGGATGCGACCGAGGAGCAGGTCAAGAACAAGGTCAAGGAGCTTGCCGAGGGCCAGAAGCCGGCGAAGGACGACAAGAAGGACGACGAGCTGGTCAAGCTCGCCGAGACCAACCCGGTCATCAAGCAGCTCATGGAGCAGCAGGCGAACGACCGCAAGGCCCTCGCCGAGATGCAGGGCAAGGTCCGTCTGGCGGAGATCACGGGCAACGTCAAGGCGCTGCACGATCACTTCCGCGAGAAGGGCTTCGCGCTGCCGGCCGCCATCGACGAGGACCTCACGAAGGTCCTGTTCGAGGCATCGTCGACTATCGGGTCCAAGTTCATCGACGTGCTCAAGCAGCTGGGTGAGAAGGGTCTCGTCAAGCTCGGCGAGCAGGGTCACGCCGGTCAGCAGGACGGTGGCGGCGCCGACCCGCGGAAGTACTTCACCGACAAGGTGGCGGCCTTCCAGAAGGACAACGGCAACGCTTCCTACGCCGACGCCGTCATGGCCGTCTCGCTGGCCGAGCCGGAGGCCTACAAGGCCTACGCGCACGCGTCCTACTCGCACATCGACAGCTGAGGGGAGGTAACTTCAAATGGGTGTTGGTCCCAACTACGTCCTCGCGAAGGGCTTCCTCGCTCAGGGTTCGACGGCGTACGGTGCCGGCGATCTCGTCATCGCGGGCTCGGTCGAGCAGAGTGTGGCGCGAGCCACCTCGGCCTCGACGCTCGTCCCTCTCGGCGTGTGCGGTGAGGACATCGACGTCGCCAAGGTCCTGACGGGCAAGGCGTTCATCAACGTCAACCTGCTCGGTATCGCGCGTGTCAAGTGCGGCGCTGCCGTCACCAAGAACTCGCGCATCACCAACGACACCTCCGCTCGGGGTGTCGCGATCACTCGTGCAGCTGCTGGTGCTCAGCCGCAGCCGTGCTTCGGTATCGCCCTCACGGCGACGTCGAACGCTAACGAGTTCTTCGACATGCTCATCACGCCCGGCGGAACGTTCTAGGAAGGAGGGCGGCAAATGACCGTCTGGTCCCCCACCGGTTCCGGTGGTACGCACATCGATCAGATCCTCACGCAGATCAGCCTGGGGTTCCCGAACAACCAGTTCGTCGGCGAAGCTCTCTTCCCCACTGTCGCGGTGAAGAAGCAGTCCGACAAGTACTACGTCTTCGGCCGTGAGGCTTGGATCCCTGAGACCTCGGACTACCGCGCGCCGGGGACCGAGGCCAACGAGATCCCGGGCTTCACCGTGTCGCAGGACACGTACTACGCCCAGGAGCACGCTCTTCAGATGGCGATCCCGGACGAGGAGCGAGAGAACACGGACAACGCGTTCTCGCCTGACTCGGACGCGACCATGCTGCTGACGAGCAAGATCCTCCTCGGCCGCGAGCTCGCGATGAAGAACATGGTCACCACCACTGCCAACTACGCTACGGGTCTCAGCACCACGCTCGTGGGTACGGCGCAGTGGAACGACTACGCGAACTCCAACCCGATCTCGGACATCCGGACGGCCGTGCGTGCGATCCACGCGAAGCTGTTCATGGAGCCCAACATTGCGATCATCCCCTACCTGGTGATGTCCACCCTCGAGGACCACCCGGACATCATCGAGCGCATCAAGTACTCCGAGCGTGCGGTTCTGACGCCGGAGATCATCGCAGCTGTGTTCGGTCTGCAGAGGGTCATCGTGCCTGGTGTCGGCTACAGCACGAGCGTTCCGGGTACGCTCGGCAACGCTACGGCGAACACGTACCTCTGGGGCAAGGACGTCGTCCTGGCCTGGGTCCCGCCGAACGCTGGTCTTCGCACTCCTGCCTTCGGGTACGAGTTCGTCTGGGCTTACGGTGGCAACGTGCAGCCGGTGGATCGCTGGCGTGAGGAGAACCGCAAGTCGGACCTCATCCGCGTTCAGCGTCGGTACGACCTGAAGATGGTCGGTGTCGAGATCAACCCGGGCTCGGGCGACTTCGGCAAGTCCATCTCTGGGTACGTCATCAAGGCCGCGATCGCGTGAGCCTGACGCCCTACAAGGCCGACGTCGGGGACTGCGTCTCCTACCTGGCTCCCAAGACAAGCGTCGACATCGACGTGCGTTGGCGTTCAGCGAAGGTCACGGCAGTGACGGACCAGAACAATCTGGTCCTCGCTATCGTGACTAGCGCAGGGAGTCGGACGGCTCTCAACGGTGGGGCGGCTGTACCTCGCATGACAGCAAGCGGTCAGACCAACGTGTGGCGACCGTACTAAACGGTGGAAGGAGGAAACATGGCACTGCACGCACTCACGGCAATCAAGGTGGGCGGCGAGGACGGTAACGTCGTTCTGTACGACGAGGGCGACACGATCGACGAGAGCGACTTCACCGACGAGCAGCTGGACCAGCTCAAGGAGATCGGTTCTGTCGGTGAACTTCGGATCAGTCCGGAGGAGGCCGACAAGGAGCGTCAGAAGCTTCTCGATCGCATCGCCGAGCTCGAGGCGCAGGCTGCCGAGGCCCAGGGGACGCAGCGTCTCAAGCCGACGGAGAACGTTCCGGGTAGCGACGTGACGCTCGAGCAGCAGCTGGCCAAGCAGGAGGAGGACGCGGTCAAGGGCGAGCCGGACGAGAAGACTCCGCAGGCCGTCACGCCGCAGAACCCGACCGGCGAGCCCAACAGGACGCCGGCGAAGAAGACCGCCTCGAGTGGGAACAAGTAGGTCATGACACACATCGCCTTCAGCGAAGCTCAGGCTTGGGCCGAGAGGACCAAGCTTGACCTGGGGACCTCGCTGGAGTCGAAGCTCGAGGAGCAGATCGCTTCCCAGGTACTCGCCAGAGTAGCGCAAGCGTATGACACCTCGAGCTGGGCCGACGAGACCACTACACCTCAACTGATTCGTACGATCATTGCTATGCGGTACGTGGCGATGATCTACGCTCGCACGTACAGCGACAACACCGATGGCGATTCTTACTCCACTCTCTTGCTGTCGATGTCCGACGACATGCTCAGCAACATTGTCGACGGAGTAACAACCATTCCGGATGAGACGCCTACGGCTGACCTCTCCGAGCCCGAGTTCTACCCGACCGATCTTTCGTCCGCCTCCACTCCTACCTGCGAAGACATGAGTCTTGGTGGAGCCAAGTTCTCGATGGGGACTATCTTCTAGTGGCTGCTCGAAGGCCTACTGGGCCTAAGCCTCAGCTGGGAGAGATTAAGTCAAGCGTCAATGGCGGACTTTCTCTCCACGGCTTGATGGCGTCTGGCTTGGTCGAGGCCAAGTGGTCACCTCCCCTTAAGGTCGAAGCGGCATACATCAATAGACTCGGCGCAGATATCCGAAGCTTTCGCGAACCGATCACTAAGGCCATTAAACAGGTAATTATCCCTAGCATTCGGAAGAACTTCGATGCTGGTGGTCGTCCTGCTTGGCCTCCGTACTCGGAGAACACGATCGAGTTCCGAGCCATGATGGGCGAGAGCTCCAAGTCACTCCTCGTCAAGAGCGGCAAGCTCCGTGCGACGATGGGGTACTTCAGCATCTGGACAGTTAACCAGACAGCTGGTGAGCTAACTAATATCCCTTCTTCCATCTGGTACGGGAACCTTCACCAGGGCGGCTACGGTGGGCAAGCTAAGCCCCTTGGTGGTCTTGTAAGACTTCCTGGGGGTAAGACCAAGCAGGCTCACTGGGCCGCTACTATTCCTGCTCGTCCGTTCGTGATGTACCAGTCCGAGGACGAAGAGGACATCGTCAAGATCTTCGAGAAGTGGCTCGAGGAGCGTATCGACCGAGCCTGGCCGGGTGGTGTCGATGTCTAGTCTGACTAACTCGATGGTCGAGCTCTGTGAGTACTGGCAGAAGAAGCTTGAGATCCAGGCCGAAGAGTTGGGCATCGCCGCTATCTACTACGGCGATCAGGAACGCATTCCCAAGTCGCCTACAGTGTGCATCGAGCCTGATATCAAGGACTCTCCGCTGTACGCGGCCGGACGTCAGACTCGACCTATGTTCACTATCTACTTCCTGATCTACCACTCGGAAGTCAGGAACGTTCAGAGCAACCGTCGCGACTCGGATGCGCTGGCCGAAAGGATCGAGGACTTCCTGAACTCCGATCCTCAGATGGGTGGGTTGGTTGTTCACGGTTACGTTTCGCAGTCGGCATCCGGATATTCGCCCAAGACCGACTCTCTCATGAGATCGAACCGACTCACCTTCACTGCTGAGTCTCGTCACCAGCTCCCAATGTCCTCGTAGGAGGTGCAATGTACAAGATCACGCTCGACTTCCCGAACCTCCCCAAGAGTGGCGAGGGTAGCGAGGTCGACATCGCTGGCATCGGTCGACTGCAGAACGGTGGGACTTACGTAGTCTCCGCTGCAGACGCTGAGGCTTTCCGGATCGCTCATCCGGGGCCTGTGGAAGCTGTGCCAGAGCAGGGGGCCGAGACTTCTTTCGAGACTCAGAGAGGTCCGACGCTCCTCCAGGCCTTCAAGGATCACCCGCACATCAAGGTGGTCAAGGACACCGCCGCTGTGCCGACGCAGGAAGGTGACAAGTAATGGCGCCAGGCATTGGTGCAGCTGGCATCATGGGGATTGCCCTCGAGACGGTCTCCGGAACCTACACAGCACCCACCAAGTACGTGCCCTTCGTGTCGGAGGGCCTGAACTTCACACAGGCTACGAACTTCCGCCGACCCATTCGTGCTACGCCGGGTGTCGTCGGTGCTGTTCCTGGCGACGCTCACGTTGAGGGCGATCTCACGATCGAAGCTCTGCACGACGTCGTTCCGATCTTCCTGCACGCTGCCCGCTGCGGTGTCGTCAAGACGGGTGCTGGCCCGTACAAGTACGTGTTCACTCCTACGGCTGCGGCTATCCCGTCTCGTACGATGTCGATCACGATGGTCAAGAACGGTGTCGTCTTCGGTTACACGGGCATGAGCGTGAGTCAGTTCGTCTTCACTATCACCGACGGCACGCTCATGTTCAACCCGAGCTTCGTGGGTCGTGACGAGGCTACGCAGTCCGCTCCTACGCCGACGTGGCCGACGAGTGTTCCGTTCGGTGCGGGTCAGTACAACATTCAGATCCCCACCGCCTCGCAGGTCTTCGACACCGACACCTTCGAGTTCACCGTCAACGACAACGGCGAGCCGCAGTTCCGTCTGAAGGACACGGGTCGTGGCGCCCAGTTCATCAAGTACGGTGAGCGCGAGGTGGGTCTCAGCCTGGCTCGCGACTTCGACACCAGAACGGACTTCGACGCCTTCAAGGCACTCACGTCGCAGGCGGTCAAGATCAGTGCCGTACAGGGCGCGAGCTCGATCATCCTCGACCTGTACTCCGCGATCAAGGACACCTACGAGGTCACGAACAACGCTCAGGGTGATCTGGTTCGCGCGAGCATCGAGTACGTCGGTGTGATCGATAGCACCGGGAAGGAGTACACGGTAGAGGTCAACACTACCGAGAACATCACGTAGGCTCTGCTTCGGGATAGACCTTGTATTAGACTAAGTCTATTATGGGTCTAACAGAGCTACTAGGCCTCCTCGAGGCCTTCATACGGTCAAGTATAACACAGAGTCTAACCGCTTGACCTGCATACACCATCCACAGGCATCTAAGTCCAGAGGGAGGACAAAATGCCCCGCGCAACAGTGGACACCGAAGAGGTGTTCCGATACGATCTCAAGACACTTCCGCCTGACGGGTTCGTCGTTCTCCGTCGCCTCAGCTATGGTCAGGTTCTCGAGCGGCGCTCCATGATGAAGCTCGAGGTCGCCACCAGAGGTGGTAAGACCAAGGGCTTGGAAGGCGAGCTCGCTCTCGCCGACCGTGCCTACACCCTGTTCGACTTCAAGCACTGCATTGTCGAGCACAACTGTGAGAACGAGTCTGGCGGTCTTCTCAACCTCGGCAACCCCAACGACCTCGTTCGCCTCGACCCCAAGGTCGGACAGGAGATCGAGACCCTCCTGTCTGAGCTGAACGACCTCGACGAGAAGGACGAGGAGGATTTAGCTTCAGGGTCAGGTCAGCAGTCCTAACCCCTAGCGGGAGTGGAACACCTGACCCAGAAGTACGACAAGCCATCGAACTCGGATACCTGTGCCTGAAGCTTCAAGCCCTTCCGAGGGCGGGGGGCATACTCGACCAGGACTGGTGGGAAATGACGATGGTGAAGGTAACGTTGGAGGCCTTCGATGAGCGGGAGCGCTTGGAGCTAGAGAGGGCCAAGAAGAGGTAGGAGGACACGTGGGCATCTCCACACGCGAGCTGTACCTCGTTCTGAGGGCTCGCGATGAGGCGTCCCGTGTCCTGCGGAACATGGCTGGCGGAATCAACGGGATGGGCTCCGCCAGCCAGCAGGCCGCGCAGCGCCACATGGCTCAGGGGCAAGCGCTAGTGTCAATTGGTACGGGCATGGCGTTTGCAGGTGGCGCTGCGTTGGCCTTCTTCGCAGATGCAACCAATGCGGCCGGTAACT